AAGCTACATCCTTTGAGGGCGCAGAAGAACGTGTTCTTAAAGCAGCCGATCTGTATCGCTCTATGGGCCTATCGTCGGCTGAAGCACAGACTAAAGCTCTATCAGACGAGAAGACCCGTAGCCTTGAAGCAGGACGCCTCTACGGAGGGCTAGGACAGGCTCTAGGGACCATTGGCAGCTCACAGGCTGACGTTGGATCACAATACGGGAACTTGGCCGCTACGGGGGCAGATATTGGACGTGTGTATAGCGCACTTACTCCTGCCGATATGAGCTTCATGTATAACCTTGGTGGTGCAGAGCGCACATACGATCAGCAAGGCATTGACATTGGCCGTCAAGAAGATATGCGCGGAACTGAGCAAGCGCTAATGCCGTACAGCTACGCATACGGTGCTTTGAGCGGAACTCCGTCTGCAAGTGTTTCAAACCAATATAATACAAATCCATCATATACGGTTAATCCGTTTATTGCTGGCATTGGCGCATACTCTACGTTGCAAGGCGTAAACCAACAAAGAACAGGTTAAGGGGCTGATATGGCTGATCCACAAATTGATCTTGTAAAAATCAGAAACGCTGAACTTGCAAGACGTGGCCTTGGGGCCGCTCAAGGTATTTCTGACTCTTTGTCACCCCTTAGAAATGAATTATCATCTGCTGCATTGAATGTTTGGGACTTGGGGAAAGGAACAGCGTCTGGATTAGGAGCTGCTTTGACGGCAGGGGCTGGTGTTGGAATGTCGGCATTCGGCGCACCTGAAGCAGGACAGTCTACCTTAGACTTAGCCGACAGGATGGGTTCATTCGCCGGGGATCAATTTAAAAGTTTTAGCGATAGACGGTTTGGCCCAAGTGGGGGCCCTGATATTAGCGGCTTTGGCCCTGAAGACATGACAGACATATTCAACGATGAAAACCTTGGCATTCCTGCTTTTGATACGCAAATCCCCGCGACAAAAAGATCTATAATACCAGCGACGGAAAGAGAAGCTGGTAAAGTATTCAGCGGTGGCGTTACAGAATCTGGTTCTGGGTCGTTGGGGCCAAAAGTAATCCCGTCAGACGTTCAGGGTGGTCGTGGAAGTGACCCTCGCCCCCAGATTGCAAAAGATGCTGCTGCTGCTGCTGTAAGCCCAGCTCAAGAGCTGTTTGACTCTGCATTCCAAGAATACATCAGCGGTGTTCGTGGCGCTGGGCCTGATGCTCCATCGCCAAAAGAACTTGAAGATTATAAAGCTGAATTTGCAAAAGCAACTGGGCTTGATGTAAGCGGCAATGCCGACACAAGTCAGGCGCTTATGGCGTTTGGTCTTGCTGCAATGCAGAATCGCGCTGGCAAGGGCTTTAATGTTGGCCGTATGCTTGAGTCGCTTGGTCAGGCTGGTGAGAAGGCCCTGCCAGCACTTGATAAGGCACGAACAGAAGCTCGCGCAAATTCTGCGGCAGCTGGAAAATATGCTTTGGAAATGAGATCTTCAGATAAAGAAAAAGCTACAGCTGCTAAAGAAAAAGCAATGCAGCGCACTGGCTATTACGTCGTTCCAAAATCAACAGACGTTAAGGGTTTCTTGGCTGGCGTAAGCGAAGGCAAAGGCCGTCTTGAGAACCTTAATGTTTGGGAACTTGAAAAGCTACAAAACAATAAAGACTTTTCAGATAAATATGATGTTCTTCCCGGTTCTATGTGGGGTGAAATTGTAAAAGAAGTGATAAAGACTCCTGAAGCCAAAGAATTGTATTTGACGAGCCCACAGCCAGTTCAATTGCTTCCCGGCAATACTGACGACATATTTAAAATTGATCTTTTTTACAACGAGCCGAACAAAAACCCAAATGGCAAGCCTATGGTTGTCGGTGATGGTCAACAGCAATACGAAGCTCTTGCCCGCATGTATCAAGACAACCAAAAAGCAAAAAAACAATTTGTTGATCTTGGAATTTTAAACGAAGGCACTAACGCTTTTTCTTACTCCATAGACAAATTGAACTCATTTGCTTCTGCATTCGGAGTGCAATTTGGCGAAAAAGCAACCGAAACTGACAAAATGATAAAAATCTTGAAGCAGATTGCAGCAAAACAAGCTCCAAGAATTCTTGGTGAGGCTGGCAAAACAATTTCAGATGGTGACCGTTTGCGTGTAACAGAAATTGTTGGTGATAGAACCATTACGTCTGACCCAAGAATATTAAAAGAAAAATTCCAAGATTTGTTTAACGACATTATTATAGGAACAGAAGTCGACATCAACCAAGCACTTTCAACGTTGAACAGGCACACTGGACGCAATATCGGTTCTGCGCTACAAGAGTCAGAACTGTCTGAAGATAAGCGTTCGTCAATGATGGCCGATTTGAAAGCATTAGGTGTAATATAATATGGATGACATCACCAAATACAATTTGCTCCAAGGGATCAAGGCCAAAGCTTTTACAGAGAATCAGGCCTATGAAGCACTCCAAGCTATCAAGGCCGACAAGCCTGATGCCGAAGTTGCTGACCTTATGAGTTCATTGTCATTTGTTGGATTGAATTCAGGTAAAAACCTAGATCAACTTGTTGATGAGCGGCTTGGCCGTGATCGTGAAAAGTTTGATTACACCACAGGTGGGGATGGCACCCTTCGCTCTCTTATGTCTTTTGGTGAGACTGAAGCGGAGCGCGAAGGCATTCTGAGCGGTCTTGTTGGTGAAGAGGGTTTTATCCGTGATAACTCTGGTCGCTTGGCGCTAACGGAAGCTGGTCAGAAAGCCCGTGGTATGGAGCCAATCGGGAAGAACCTTGTCATTGAGGACGAAGGCTTCTCTATGCGTGACTTCTCTGACATGGCTGGGATACTACCAGAGACAATCGGCTCTGTAGCTGGTGCTATTGCTGCTGGTGCGCCCACACTTGGGCTTGGCGCTGTTGCTGGTGCAGGGGCGGGTGCAGCCGCTGGTCAGGCCATCGAAGAACTATTTGAAGGCATGCTTGGATACCAAAAGCAAAGCCTTGGAGAGATTGCCAAGGACGTAGCTATAGAGGGCGCTATAGGCGCTGGTGGTGAGCTTATTGGTTCCGCAGTCATCTTGGCTGGTCGTGGTATCATGGGCGGAGGTAAGGCGCTTGGTAGCCGTGTTATGGGTGGTGGGGCTTCATCTCCTTTGGACGAAATTGCAACTGCTGAATTGAATCAGGCAGACAGACTTCTTGGCAAGGGTTATGTACCATCGCTTGAGTCTGTTGGCGCTCCAAAGCCACTAGCTTATTTACAGAAATTCGCTGAAAACGCATCGAAGACTAAGGCCCGTATTGACAACAACTTGAACATTGCCTTGTCTGAAAAGAATACATTTCTTAGTACGCTATCCCCCAATGCTGCAAGCGAACTCACCGACGATGTTATGTTCTTTGCCCCAACAAATCTTGCGAAGCTAAAAGTTGCGCGGGACACAGCCCACGATTCGTATTTGAAGGCAATTGACGATAGCTTTAAGTTGCTGAAAACATCCGCTGATGAAGGCGTAGACCTTAACGCGCAGACTCTTGGCAGCATCACAAAAGCATACGATGGCTTTAACACCCTAGCCAAGGATAACTTTGGGGCTGTTGATGAAATATTGGGCCGTATTCAAGGAGCTGTTACCGTTGGAAACCGTCAAGTTATGCGTGATGGCGGTGGATTAAAGCTGTTTGATACAAACGTCCTTAAAAAAACAATAGACGATTTTGCGGAAACAAGCGGCCTGACGCTATTACCAGATGAACTAAAAATAGTTCGTTCCGCTCTTGGTGATTTTGGTGACAGGGCTAGTTTTAGAAATCTTGCGTCATTGCGTAAAAACGTAAACGACAACTTGTTTTTTAATCCCGGCGTCGGAACTGAAGCGTCGAAACAACTTACAAAAGTTCGTGAAATCCTAGACGCTATGCTTGATGGTGATAACATCATTGATAGCATATCGTTGTCTGGCCGGGTAACCCCAGCAGATAAAACTATTCTAAAGAAAGCGGCTGATCAACGCTGGGACGCCATTAAGAAATACAAGGAAGGGATCACGCGCTTTGAAAAGTTGCAGGATACTGGGATCATTAAATCAATCAACGGCCTTAAAGGCGAAAACCCCAGAGCTATTGCTGATCAATTCTTCACCAAGGTTATCCGCCCAGACTCTCCAGAACGTTTGACATCTCTTTTTAAGGCAATTGATAATCCTGAAGAAATACGTTCCGCATTAGCGTCTCGTTACCTAGATGATGCTTTAGATTCAGCAAAGCGCGGGTTGGATAATGCAGAAGAGTTTAATGGGGTTGCTTTTAAACGCCAGATTGACAAGCTAAAGGGGACTGGGAAAGTCCTATTTGGGGGTGATTGGGAGCAAGTAAAGCGCCTTTCAAACCAAATTGGCAAATCAAAAGTCACAGGTCTTGATTCACGAACAATTAATCGTGTTTCTAAAGCTGGAGGCGATGAGAACATTACGCAGTCGCTGCGCAACATTCTCGACGCACAAGTGAACCTAGATAAGTCTATGAGTGTAGATACGTTGAAAAAGGTATCAGACGGAACATTGTCCGTTGATGACGCTCTAAGGGCCATTACAAGCCCTGCACGGACTGATTCAGAAGTTATGCGGATCATGGAGTTCTTTGCCGACCAGCCTCAAGTCGTGGTAAAAATGCGCGACGTTGTGACTAAGGATATTCTTGATTCAGTTGACCAAGACATCTTCAAGTCTCCAAAAAGCGCATCAGCCCTTGCAGATGTTCTTGAATCATACAAGCCCGGAGCGCTGAAGCGCCTTCTTGGCAAAGATCAGCATGAAGCGCTGTCAGGTTTTGCGAACGATCTAAAGTCGTTGGGAGATGTTGGTAAAGAGGGCTCCATTGCGGCGGGTACTATCTGGGCAAAGATATTCTCACACCCCCTAAATGCCATGCTGACACTGGGTAAATACAGAAGCCTGTCAAAGGTTTTAAGCAATCCTGAAACCGTTAAGCGCTATATTCAGATGCGTCGTGGATCTGCAAACATGACAGCTGCTGAACGTGGTAATGCTGTTATGTCTATGATGACTGAGGCCGCTGCTGAGTCTGGCGTTGATGTTGGTTCTGCTGGAGCTATGGCAAGCAAGGTTGGTAATATTGTTCGTGGTATTGGCAATGTAGCTTCCCAAACAAGTAGAGTAACAAAGCAGACTGTACCTCGGTCATTGATGCAATATCAAGAAACAGGAACAAGTGTTCCTAATGTTGAGCAATCCGGGTTTGAAGACATCTTCAACGTCCCCGCCCCATCCCAAACTCAAGGACCAACACGTCAGTTAGGCGTTATTGAGAAGCTGCAACAGAACGTTGGTATAGAGCAGCTACGGCAAAGAGCCGCCAGAGATCCCTCAGTGGCAGCTACTTTACTTGGTGGTCTAGGAAACGCTGGACTTCTTAATCGCCCATAATAGACGATGATCCATTGGCGGATGAAAGCCCGCCAATGCCTACAGAAGTAGGTCTAAACCCACGTTTGGCGTTTTCTTTGGCGATAATGACTTCGTAAGTTTCATCTATCATGCGCCCAAGCTGACGGCCCATAGCGCGGTCTTCCTTATCGGAGATGTAAACTAACTTATCATACGCCTCGCCATTGAGAGCCACAGATTTGTACTTGCCCGGTTTTGGCATATGGGTTATCCTTCCAACAATGTCCATACCACCAACATATAATCCCAGACTGCATAGGTCAAGGCCGAAGTACGGTAACAAGAAAGTTGTCATCGACGGAATTAAGTTTGACTCCAAGTGGGAGTCAGAGCGATACGGCTTGATTAAGGCAATGGAGCGCGGCGGAATCGTCAAAGAGTTGGAACTTCAAAAACGTTACAACCTGATTGTGAACGGCCAAAAGATTTGCGCGTATGTTGCAGACTTTTGTTATCAACTTCAAGATAAAAATGGCAATTGGGAAGAAATTGTTGAAGACGCAAAAGGGGTGGAAACCCCTGAATTTAAATTAAAAAAGAAGTTGATGATGGCCTGTCTTGGCATAGAAATACACCTCACCAAAAAAAAGTAGTTGCAAGTAGTTGCAACTTGTTATACGTCTTTAGTTCTAGCAACTGAGGAGAAAGACATGAATGGTGATGAACTGTTGTCTCAACGCGTTTTACTAAAGATGCAAATCACAGTATTACGCGATGAATTAAAAGAAATTGAAGACAAATTAGAAGAGACATATCTGTCAGTAGCGCGTGAAAGATTACGCGCTGTTGGCAAAGACTTTGGAACAACATCTATCGTAGATGGCGATAACGTGTTGACCATGACCGTTGCCAAGAAGGTAACATGGGATCAAGCGGCATTATTCCGCGTGTTCAACTCCATGACGCCAGATGACGCAAACCACTACGCAAAAGTTACATATGCGGTGGAAGAGCGTAAATACACTGCTGCTCCACCAGCTGTTCGTGAAATGTTGGAGCAATGTCGCACTACAGAAATTGGCAAATTCTCTATTGAAATTAAGGAATAAAAACATGAATTTTTTTACTAGACTTGAAAGTAAACATGCAGCGATGCAAAGCGCTGACTACGACTTAGATAAAAAGATGGTTCAATTCAATTCATGGATTACACCCGATGAAATGGAAGAACTAATTAAATTGAATTACGATGGAAACCGTGATTTCAACAAACCAAACTTTCGCAGACTTGTCCGCGAAATGAACCTAAACCGTTGGGTATTACATCCAGACAGCATTGTTCTGGTTAAAGTAGACGGCGAATGGGTGGGGCTTAATTACCAACATAGGGGTAATGCACAGATTGAAACTGGCGTAACTTTGCCATACTCAATCTGCATCTATCACGAAAAAGAAATTTACAAATATCTTGATCAAAACAAAACACGGACAAACGCTGATGTTCTATCAACAGCGTCAGACATTGTTTATCCAATTCAGTATTTGTTGCGCTCGGCTACTCCTATTGCCAAAGCAAATCCAGATGATGTCTTACCAGTCTTACAAAGCCAGATTGGAGAGCTTCTAACTGAAATTGAATATGATATTAAGCCATCTACTAAAAACGGAAACGTTTGGAAGCAGACAGGTTTTAGGGCTGCATATGCTATGGCAATTCTTACCAACACAGTCACGCACAGTGCAGCGTATGAAATTTACACTTGTCTTACGCGCAATGACATTAAAGAATGGCCAGACTTGTTTGTCGATCTGTATCGCCAAGTAATGGAGCGCAGGATCATGGTTAACCGCTCTGGTGTTAGCCTAGACAATGATTTCTTTATGCGTGGTTTTTATGCCTTTGCCAATTATGACAAAGACAAAACGACCGTTGCTATCCACAGCGGGTTTAGACAAAATGTTAAATCGCTCGTTTGTGAATACATGAAAGACTATTCATTTGATACTTTAGAATTAAAGGCAGCATAACATGGGATTGAAAATTATTAGCGCAGACGAACGTCTTGCGGAAAAGAAAGGTCATAAGATCGTTGTGTGCGGACAAAGCGGCGTTGGTAAAACAACGCTTGCTCGTACCCTAGACGGCAACTCAACGCTGTTTATGGACTTGGAAGCTGGTGACGCAGCTATCGAAGGTCACAACATTGATGTGATTCGGCCACGGACATGGCAGGAATGCCGTGACTTTGCTTGCTATCTTGGCGGGTCAAACCCTTCACTGGCAGAAGACCAACCATACAGCCAAGCGCACTTCGACTATGTGTGCCAAATCCACGGCGACCCTGCCGGAAGCATCGCCAAATATGACACGCTGTTTGTGGACTCAATTACGGTCGCTGGGCGCTTGTGCTTCCAGTGGTGTCAGCAACAACCTGAATCGCGCTCAGAGCGGTCAGGGAAGCTAGATACAAGGGCTGCATATGGTCTGCATGGCCGCGAGATGATGTCGTGGCTCACTCACCTACAGCACATCCGTGAAAAGAATGTTATCTTTGTTGGCATCCTAGATGAAACAACAGATGACTACGGAAGAAAGCAGTATTCGCTGCAAATCGAAGGTAGCAAAACTGGGCGCGAACTGCCCGGAATTGTTGACGAAGTGATCACAATGGCTATTCTAACTGGTGATCATGGGCCGTATAGAGCATTCGTTTGCCAACCACTGAACGAATGGGGCTATCCAGCCAAAGATCGCTCTGGTAGGCTTGATATCCTTGAAGAGCCAAACCTCGGCAAATTAATCGCAAAGATGAGTAATGGAAAACCTCAATCTGAGCGGCCACTTCAATTTGTCGATCCTGCAACACAAAATTCTAGCAAAGAGGTAATTTAATATGCTTAATTTAAATAACGTAATGCCATCTGAACCAATGCAGATGGAACGCACCCTGATCACAGACGGTTCTATTGTCCGCGCTATTATCACAGTAAAGCCGGGCGAGATGGAAATTGCTGACTTCGGTCGTGGCACTTGGTTTAAGCGCTCGCAAAGCTCTGCGGCTAAATGGATGGAGCTTGAGTTTACCGTTCTTGGTGGACAATTCGACAAGCGCAAGTTCTGGGATCGTATCTTTGTTGATGGGGACAAACTAGGCGCAAGCGGCATCCCGCAAGCAAAAGAGATTGGTCTGCGCACGTTGCGTACAATCATCGAAAGCGCAAACAATCTTGATCCAGCCGATATGTCACCACAAGCCCAACAGCAGCGTAATATCAGCGGTGTTGATCAGCTTAACGGCATGGAAGTCTGTGCCAAGGTTGGCATCAAAAAAGGCACCAATGGGTATGCAGACTCTAACCGTCTTGTATTCGCATTGACGCCAAATGTAACTGGCTACATCCCATCAGGGCCACAGCCAATTTATTCTGCACCTATTGGTCAGCCAATGGGTCAGGCACAACAGCCCGCTCCACAGCAACAGAACACTGGTGCTGTGCCAAGCTGGGCTGCTAGGTAATCTAGTGGCAGGGCCGCTCTAAGCCCGCTAGACAACGGACGGGGGGCCGTTGGCCGCACACCCCCCAACACTTTCAACAAATAGGTGATTAATGCGCCCGACTTATGAAAGCAGTCAGGACTTGCGCAATGAGCAAGACATTATCCTGACGTTTACGAACTACTTTGGCGGACATCTAACGCCAGTTAAAATGCCAAAGCAGTATCGCTTGGATTACTGTCTGGTTTACGGAGATGTTATTAAGGCGTTTGCCGAAGTTAAAAAGCGTAAGAACCCTAAAGATAAATACGAAACATATATTATATCATTATCAAAAGTTATGACGGCAAAATCAATCAAGCGCGATACAGGTCTTGATGCACTTATCATAGTCGAATGGGAAGACTGCATTGGTTATACCCAGCTAGACGGCGATTGGATCATAAAAACTGGCGGTCGTGTTGATAGAAATGATTGGCAGGATATTGAGCCAGTGGTCCACATACCCGTAACTGAATTTACTATTTTGGAGATTAAGTAATGATATTGCGCCCATACCAAGAAGTTGCAGTTTCAGAGGCTATGACAGCCTTGGACACGCACAAGAATACAATCGTTGTGGCCCCAACTGGCGCAGGAAAGACAATCATGCTTTCCGCCCTAATTGGCAAGCGCCACAATAAAGGTAAGCGCATTCTCGTTCTGCAACATCGTGATGAGTTGGTTGAACAGAACAAAGCGAAGTTCCTCAAGGTTAACCCGTATATCACCACAAGCATTGTAAACGGTACAGTAAAAAACTGGGACGGTGATGCTGTGTTCTCTATGGTGCAAACAATCTCACGCGAGAAGAACCTAGACGCTCGGCCAAAGTTCGACATGGTTGTGATCGACGAAAGCCACCACGCTGCTGCTGAAACATATGTTCGTGTTATTAACGCAATCCGTAAAGATAACCCGAACGCGGAAATTGTAGGGTTTACAGCCACGCCGAATCGCGGCGATGGAAAAGGTCTGAAGACAGTCTTTACGAATTGTTCGCATCAGATCGAGCTTACAACTTTGATCCGTGAAGGATTCCTTGTCCCACCAAAGGCGTTTGTTATCGACGTAGGTGTAGGTGAGGAACTGCAAAATGTTCGGCTTATTGCCAAAGAGTACGACATGGAGCAAGTCGAATCCATTATGAACCGCCGCGTGATCAACGAAAGAGTTGTTCGTGAATGGCTGGACAGGGCTGCTGATCGTAAAACAGTGGTGTTCTGTTCGACAATCAAACACGCCAAAGACTTACTTGATGAGTTCACAGCAAACGAAATCAACGCAGAGATCGTAACAGGTGACACGCCAAAAGATGATCGTGCGCAAATCCTGCATGACCTTGAGTTTGGTGATGTGCAAGTTGTGGTTAACGTATCAGTCCTAACAGAAGGCTTTGACGCACAGCCTGTGTCCTGCATCGTCTTAACGCGCCCATGCTCTTACAAATCCACAATGGTGCAGATGATTGGACGTGGGCTTCGCATCATTGATCCTAACATCCATCCCGACATTGTAAAGACAGACTGCCTTGTTCTCGACTTCGGAACCAGCATCATTACCCACGGTGGATTGGATGAAACCGTAAACCTTGACGGTGCGCCAGAGGCACAAGAAGGAGATTCACCACAGAAAGAATGTCCTAATTGCGGGTTCATTCTTCCTAAAAACGCGCGTGTATGCCTTCAATGTGGCCATGCCTTTATTGGTGAAGAAAAGACAGATCTTACAGAATTTGAACTTACAGAATACGACCTGATGAAAATGTCTCCATTCAGGTGGATCGACCCCTACGGCTTGGGTTCGGCTCTTATGGCCACAGGCTTCCAAGGCTTCGCTATGCTAGGCCAGATCAGAGAAGGCCAGCACTGGATCGCTATTGCCAAGACAAAAGCTGGAAAGCCGAAGATCGTAGCCATTGGGACAAAGGTTCAAGCTATGGCAGCGGCAGATGACTTCCTGCGCAGCATTGAAGACACATCAGCGGCCAACAAATCAAAGCGCTGGCTCAGTGAAGCGGCAACTGACAAGCAAAAGGCGCATCTGCGTAACTTTGAGGTTACCGTTACGTTCATGGACTTTTCGTGGACAAAGTATAAAGCTGCATGTGTATTGAGCTACTATTGGAACCGTGACGCTATTGATCGCTTAATTGCGTCTAAATGGAAAATTCTTACTGGAGAAGACCGTTGAATAGAGATCAAATATTAGACAACGCCAAGCAGTTGATTAACGGCGATAGGGCAAAAGATTACGGCGATGCTTACTTTACCCATGATCGCATTGCTAAAGGATGGAATGTAATCGCACTTGGCGCGATTGAATCTCACGGAGAAATAACAGCTGCTCATGTGGCGCTGATGATGGATTGGTTGAAAACTTGCCGTCTTATCACTACAATCAATCACGCAGACTCGTGGACGGATAAATGCGGGTATAGTTCTCTAGGCGGGGAATTCGCTGGAAAGGAATAGCCATGCCACGTTTTGAGATGTATCTCTTTATGGCGCTTGAGGATGAAGACGATGACGTTCGGACAGAAGAATATGAAATGGTCTGTTTTGTAAACAATTCGCTCGACGTTGATGAGGTAACTCAAGTCGCACATGGTGTGGTAGAAAAACATATAGAAGAAGCCGACGGACTTGTTTTATTTGGAACTGCTGGGATAATGGTAAAGGGAGCAGAAATACTTAACCTAGCATTTCGCAACAAAGATATAGACTCCGAAAAGATAGATGAAATTATGGATTTATATAGCCATGAATCAAAAACAATACATTGAGGTAGATATGACAACAGCACCAAAGCCAATAGAAGAGTTGGCACACATATTAAGTAAATTTGGGTGGGAAACACGTTTCTGTGATCTGTCTGAAGAACAAGTTCATACATTGATATTTGGATTGCAAGAAGCACAAAAAATAACGGGAGAAATTAACATTGGAAAACTCGAAGACACTTACTTTAAGTCAACAGGCACTTGGCCATCTACATCTATCCCGTTCTGATTCTGTCGCTGATAGCATCAAAGAAGCTGTTGACGAAGCTATCCTAAAGGGAGAAGAAAAGCGTGAAAAGCGTACATACATCGGTGCATCAAGCATTGGTGATGAGTGCCCACGGAAAATTCAATATCGCTTTATGGGGTATCCACAGGATGAAGAAAAAGCTTTTAGCGCGAGGACGTTGCGTATTTTTCAATTTGGCCACCAGATTGAAGACTACATGGCCAAGTGGTTACGAGACGCAAAGTTCGACCTCAGAACAGAAGACAAAAACGGAAAGCAATTCGGATTCTCAATTGCAGATGATCAAATCAAAGGACACATAGACGGCGTTGTTTGTGGTGGGCCTATTGATATGGCGTATCCAGCACTATGGGAAAGCAAGTCAGCGAACGATAGTAAGTTTAAATCGTTTGTTAGGCATGGTGTAGCCAAGGCAAATTCCGTATATGCAACGCAGATTGCGCTCTACCAATCATATATGGACTTGACAGAAAACCCGTGTCTGTTCACTGTCGTTAACAAAAATACAAGCGAAATATATTACGAGCTTGTGCCGTTCGACAAAAAGCTCGCCCAAGAAGCTAGTGATAGAGCCGTAAATATATTGACAGCTACAAAGGCAAATGAAATTCTACCGCGCATTGCTCAGAACAAAGATTTCTTCCTTTGTAAGTTTTGCGAATATAGTAATGTCTGTTGGGCTGAATAAAAAAGAAACTGGGCCGAAGCGCAAACTCCGACCCAGACATATCCACTTGAACAAGGAAAATAATAATGCAAATAGTTCGTGGTAGCAATAGTAAATACGGCAAAGACGTAGCACAGCGTATCAGCGAAAGCGTTCCACGCACTGCACAGCTTCAAGCCCTATTCGATACTTACCCCAATGGGGTCCGCCACGGCGGGACATTTCTGCTTGGATCATTGCAGGGCGAAGCTGGTCAATCCCTTAAAATTAACATCGACGTTAATAGTCCTTGGTTCTTATCTGGAAAGGATTTTGAATCAGGTGATGGAATCGGTGGCATTACCAAAGTATTGATGGCTGGGCGTAACTGGACAATGAAAGACGTTGCGGATCACTTCCATGACTACATGGGTCAGGACTATGTGGCTCCACCAGAAAACCCAATTAAGCCGCATCTAGCTGAAGTTCAGCAGCCACCAGTTGAGGTGAAACAACCCGAACAAGTTGTCCCAAAGCGTGTGATTACATACGATACACCGTATGATGGAGAGTACGATTACCTATCAGGTGATGGAGAAGTTCTTTGCACAGTACGGAAATACTATGACCGGGAAGAAACCGGAGAAATTGTTCTGGATAATGCCGGGAAGCCAAAGAAACAATTCAGGCAGTTTATCAATGAGCGTGCTGGTATCCCGGAGATTCGTCCGCTCTATAATATCCCGAACATTTTATCTAGCGACACAGTTATTTGGGTCGAGGGCGAGAAATGTGCTGACGCGCTCAATATGTTCGGCTTAACAGCTACATGTACTCTAGGCGGCGCTGGGATGCTTACAGACCGTGTTACTGAGAAGTTCGACTTCACACCCTTTAAAGATAAAAATGTTCTGGTTTGGCCTGATAATGACGCAGCGGGTAAGAAGCTCGCGGCCATTGTGGAAAACCAAGCACGTCTTGCTGGGGCCTTGTCCGTCACCATGATGAAAATCCCCGCTGACAAGCCAGAGAAGTGGGACGCAGCCGACGCTATCGACGAGGGCTTTGATGTAGGACGCTTTATTAAATTAAGCCAGACAAAGATTAAAAAGGCTATTTCCCTCCTTGATGACAGCCTTTTGATTTCAAAAATGTTTCAGGGTCGTGCGCCTGAACAGAAGTTTCTTATCTCCGATACGATTCCTCTAAGCGTTCCTGTCGTTTTTGCGGCAGCGGGCGATTCGGGTAAAGGTATGATGACGCTAGATCTAGCCATGAAGGTTGCGTCTGGCGCAAGTATGCAGCGGTCGTTTGGTGGGCTTGTATCCCACTTTGGCAAAGCAATCATCTTATCAGCTGAAGACGACAAGG